CCGATGTTGCGGGGTTTAGTTTCTGTCAAATGATTGAAACAAGCAATATCACAGGACATTTTGTAGATAAAACTGGTGACTGTTATATCGATATTTTTAGTTGTAAGGATTACGATAAGGGTCTTGCAACTGGAATTATTGTGGATTTCTTTAACCCTAAAGAAATTAAAATGAAATATATTGAGAGGGGTTAATTGTGCGTATATCAAAAAAGAACGAAGTCTATCTAGTTCTAGATGATATGACAGATTCTACTCGACAAGAGTTGACAGAGTTCTTTACCTTTGAGGTTCCCGGTTTTAAATTTATGCCAACCTACCGAAGTCGAATGTGGGATGGAAAGATACGACTCTTCTCCCCAGCTACAGGTGAGATATATGTTGGATTGCTTCAATATATTAGGGGTTTCTGCCAGAAAAACAAAATTGAATATATATTAGAAGAAGGAGTTGAAAATGAGCGGGTTATTGTTCGTCAAGTGGTTAGAGATTTCATCAGGTCACTTAAACCAAAATCTGGGGGGAAGTCTCTCAAAGTGCGTGACTACCAAATTGATGCGGTACATCACGGTATTGCCAGAAATCGTGCTCTTCTTGTTTCTCCTACTGCTTCGGGTAAATCACTCATAATCTACTCGTTAGTTCGTTATTATCATATGATGGGATTGAAGACCCTGATACTAGTTCCTACCACCTCACTTGTGGAACAGATGTATTCAGACTTCGAAGACTACGGATGGAGCTCTGGTACATACTGTCAGAAGGTATATCAGGGACATTCCAGTAAGGTTGAGAAGGACGTTGTTATATCGACATGGCAGTCTATCTACAAGTTACCAAAGAAATATTTTGAACAGTTCGGTTGTGTCATTGGTGATGAGGCGCATATGTTTAAGGCTAAATCTTTAACTGGTATCATGACCAAGTTACACCTATGTAAGTACAGATTCGGTCTTACAGGCACCCTAGACGGGACGCAGACGCACCAACTTGTTTTAGAAGGTCTATTCGGTCCTGTTGAAAAAGTTACTACCACAAAGGAGTTAATTGAGAAGAAATCTCTTGCTGACCTTAAAATCAAGTGCATTATTTTAAAGCATGAGAATATACGAGAGAGAATGACTTATGCAGAGGAACTACAATATCTAGGCGAACATGAACTTAGAAACGAATTTCTTGCTGGGCTGTTGATGCATCTTCCCGGTAATACATTATGTTTATATCAATTGGTAGAAAAACACGGCAAACCTCTTTATGAGGAAGTCATGAAATCTCAAGAGGAAGGTTTCTTTGATGACAAATTGCGAAAGGTATTTTTTATCTATGGTAACACAAGTACCACAGAAAGAGAAAGGATACGATCTGTTGTGGAGGGTGAAAAAAACTCTATCACCATTGCATCCTATGGCACCTTTAGCACTGGTATTAATATTCGCAATATTCACAACATCGTGCTCGCAAGTCCGTCTAAGTCTAGAATTCGAGTGCTCCAGAGTATCGGTAGAGGATTGCGTCAGGGGGAGAATAAAGATTCCGTTTTGATATTTGATATTGCAGATGATTTGACTTTTAGACACCAGAGTAATTTTACACTTAACCACTTCCAAGAACGCATAAATATCTATAACACAGAACAATTCAACTATGAAATTAGTAAGGTAAACCTAAAATGAACACAGATACATATAAAATCTTAAAGCTCATTAGTGGTGAGAATATCATTTGTGAGCTTTCCGAAGACAATGGTAAATACGAAATTTCAAGACCCCTGTTAATGAATATCCAATCTAGAGTTAATCACACAGGCATGACAGAATCTTTAATGCTATCTCGTTGGGTTCAACCCTTCACAGAACAAAGACATTTTGAGCTTGATCCTAAACATGTTATTATTATATTACCCGCCTCCCCCGGCCTAAGTGTATATTATGAAGGTATATTAAACAAACTAGATAATACAGATGATGAACCTTTTGTGGATGACTTCGAAGATGAAGAAATTTACGAAGAACTTTTAGATGAACTAGAAACAGAAAGTAAATTAATTCATTAATGTAGTTCTGATAACCAAGGACAAGCTTAATGTAACACTATTTTCTGGTGGAGTCAAGGTTCCTTCAAAGATTATTTTAAGTTATAATGTTCCTTGACTTTATAAGTGTATTGATGTATAGTGAATAAAGATTAAGGAGTATACCTAATGACCAAATCAAAAGGTGAGCATTATGTAGATAATAAAGTTTTTCTACAGGCGATGATTGAGTGGAAAGAAGCGTGCAATCTTTCAAAAGAAGACGATGATGGACGGAAACCCGCTGTAACAAACTACATTGGTGAATGTTTTTTGAAGATTGCAACGCATCTGTCTTACCGCCCCAATTTTATTAACTACACATACAAGGATGATATGATTTCAGATGGCATCGAAAACTGCTTACAATATGCTTCGAACTTCAATCCAGAAAAGTCAAACAACCCTTTCGCATACTTTACCCAAATCATCTACTACGCATTCATCCGAAGAATTCAAAAAGAAAAAAAGCAAACCCACGTTAAAAATAAAATTGTAGCGGGTAGTAACTACCAATCCTATGATACTATGCCGGGTGATTCAACTAGTTATAGTATTGATAATTCCTTTGCAATGGACAATCTTCCAATGGAAGATGTATATAAACCAAAGACGGTAGAAAAAAAAAGTAAAAAAGGACTAGAGAATTTTATGGAAGATGATATTGAAGATGTAGCGGTTCTGGGCGAAGAGCGTTGAAGCTTGCTATTATAACTGACACTCACTTTGGTGCTAGAAACGATAACCAAAACATTAATGACTTTTTCTATAAATTCTACAATGATGTATTCTTTCCTACCCTAGAGAAACGAGGTATTACTACCTGTATTCATATGGGTGATGTTACTGACCGTAGGAAGTTTATCAGCTTCAAAACTGCATCTGATTTTCGTAAAAAGTTTATTGGTCGTTTTCAAGAGTTGGGTATTGACCTTCATCTTATCATTGGTAATCATGACACCTTTTATAAGAACACCAACGAAGTCAATTCAATGGAAGAGTTGGTAGGTTCTGATAGGTGTAACATCTATACTGGCCCACAAGTTGTGGAGTTTGATAATTGTCCTATTCAGTTTATGCCGTGGATTAATGCTGGTAATTATGATGAGTCAATGTCAGCGTTGAAAAACTCTCCAGCTCAAATTCTGATGGGTCACCTAGAAGTAAATGGTTTCGAAATGCACAAGGGACATAAATCTGAAGGTGCATTTGACAAGGAATTGTTTCGTAGGTTTGACCTATGCTTTAGTGGTCACTTTCATCACAAATCAGATGATGGTCAGATATATTATCTCGGCACTCCATATGAGATGACTTGGAGTGACTACGATGATCCGAAAGGGTTTCACATCTTCGATACAGAGAAGCGTGAACTAGAACGCATCGTAAATCCTCATACACTCTTTGAGAAGATTTACTATGACGATACTGTTAACGACTATACCAATGAGGATGTGTTTAAGTATAAAGAGAAGTATGTAAAACTGATTGTGGTCAACAAGAAAGACTTGTATCAGTTCGACAAGTTCACAGATAGGTTGTTACAGGCTGACGCATTTGAGGTCAAGATTATCGAAGACTTCTCTGAGTTGGATGCTGACAATGTATCTGATGATATTGTGGAGAATACCGAAGACACGATGACACTTCTAGAGAAATACATTGATCAGTTGGATGTTACTTTGAGTAAGGACAGATTAAAAAATACGATGCGGTCACTTTACACTGAAGCACAGGATTTAGAAATTTAGTATGATACATTTTGAGACTGTGAGATGGAAGAACTTCCTGTCAACTGGTAATAACTTTACAGAGATACAGTTAGACAGAAATTCAACCACATTAATTATTGGAGAAAACGGTGCCGGTAAGTCTACTATTTTGGACGCTCTTTGTTTTGGTTTGTTTGGTAAGCCATTCCGTAGTATTAACAAACCTCAACTCCTAAACTCTGTCAATGGCAGTGCTGCACTGGTAGAGGTGGAGTTTCGTATTGGAACCAAGAAGGTTAAGGTTGTTCGTGGTATCAAACCAAATGTGTTTGAAATTCATGTCAACGGTAAGTTGTATAACCAAGACGCCAACTCTCGTGACTACCAGAAGTATCTTGAACAACAAATCCTAAAGTTGAACTATCGTAGTTTCACTCAGGTTGTTATTCTTGGTAGTTCTACCTTTATTCCGTTTATGCAACTGAAATCAAAACACCGCCGTGAGGTTGTTGAGGAAATTCTTGACATTCAGATTTTCTCACTGATGAACATGCTTCTCAAACAGCAGTTAAAGACTATCTCTGATGACATGCGTGAAGTGGACTACCAGTTCAGTTTGTCTGAAGAGAAGATTGCTCTACAGGAAAAGTATATCGCAGATGTAGAACAGAACAGAGAAAAACTGATTAAGGAAAAGACGTTTCTGATTGCTGGCAATGAGGAAGAAATTTTCAACAAAAGGTCTAGAATTACTGACCTTGAGGATGACACTTCTAAGATGCATGAGAAGATTTCTAACTCCACAAAGATTGAAGAGAAGTTCAATAAACTCAAGGACATTCAATCGCAGCTGAAAGAAAAACACAGAGCTCACACCAAACTTATTAACTTCTTTGAAACTAATGAAGACTGCCCCGTTTGTCAACAGCATATTGATGAGTCGTTCAAAGAAGATATGATTGCGAAAGAAAACTCCAAGTCAGAAAAACTCAATTCTGGAATGGGAGAACTTCTAGAGGAATTGAAACAGACACAATCCAAAGTCAATGCTATCAGTGAGGTCAATCAGAACATACAGATAAACAGGGTTGAGATTGCCAAAGAGAATAGTTCGCTGGTTCAACTTGAGAAGTTCAATGCGACACTGCAAACAGAAATTAATGAGTTGCAGAGTTGCAAGGTAAACAAGAGTGATCATGGTAAGTTAAATGAGTTGAAAGAAACTCTTTCTGGATTTGATATGCAAAAGTCAAAGTTGCGTGAAGACAAAACCTATGCTGAAGCTGCAAAGAATATGCTACAGGATACAGGTATCAAGACCAAGATAATCAAGCAGTATCTTCCTATCATGAACAGGCTCATTAATACCTATCTTACGTCGATGGAGTTCTATGTGAACTTCACACTGGATGAAAACTTTGAGGAAACTATCAAGTCTCGTTATCGTGATGAGTTCTCTTATGCATCATTCAGTGAGGGTGAGAAAATGCGTATTGACCTTGCACTGTTGTTCACATGGAGAGCGGTTGCAAAGATGAAGAACAGTACGAACACTAACCTGTTGATACTGGATGAAATCTTTGACAGTTCTTTAGATGGGACAGGTACAGATGAGTTCCTAAAGATTCTAAATACACTTGGTGATGAGAACGTGTTCGTAATTAGTCACAAACAAGATGCTCTCGCAGACAAGTTTCGAAGTACAATCAAGTTTGAGAAGATAAAAAACTTCAGTCATGTTTCAAATGGGTAAAAGATCAGACTTTGAACGAAAAGCTAGAGACTTCTATCCTACACCGATGGAAGCAGTAGAACCTTTATTGCCGCATTTACGAGATGGATTTGTGTTTGCAGAACCTTGTGCTGGTGATGGTGCGTTAATTAAACACCTAGAGACAAAGGGAACTTGTATGTGGGCAAGTGACATTGAACCACAAGCAAAAGGAATACATACGAGTCCATACGATAAACTAGGATTTGATGAACTTGTTGAATCAGATTATGTAATTACAAATCCGCCATGGGACAGGAAAATCTTGCATCCCATGATTGAATACTTTGTTCCAAAAATTAAAACTTGGTTGTTATTTGATGCAGATTGGATGCATACTAAACAGAGTGTTCCCTATATGAAGATGTGTAGTAAAATAGTGAGTGTGGGAAGAATTAAGTGGTTCGGAAATATGACAGGCAAGGACAATTGTGCATGGTATCTTTTCGAAAATAGAACTAGGGAGACTAAATTTTATGGACGGTAATCATTCAATAAGACCAATACCAGTATTAGGGTTGGTTCCTGTAACAGACCCAATTTTAAAGAACCCATTAGAGTCCTGCTCTATTGGTTTAGACCGCAAGGAACTACAGGGTGAATTGCATAGGGCCATGATACATTATCAGGGTATCGGTTTGTCTGCGAATCAGGTTGGTATTAAGGAACGTGCCTTCATCATGTATTCGGATGTGAAGAAGAAAGAAATGATCAGCTGTTTCGATCCCCTGATTACAGAGTACGGTGAGGAAAAGATCATTATGGATGAGGGTTGTCTGACGTGGCCCGGTCTGTGGTTGAAGGTGGAACGCTCAGAGGGTATTCGGTGCGTATATAACGATGTAGATGGTGAACTGGTACAGGTACAGATGCATGGACTCGAAGCACGAATCTTTCAACATGAGTATGACCACATGGAAGGCACGAACTTTACTCAACGGGTCAGTAGACTAAAGTTGAACATGGCAAAACGTAGAGCGTCAAAGATGAGAAAGAAATCGATTCTGACCAAAACGGCGTGAT